TGCTTGTTAATATCAAGTTCAGCATGTCCTGCTGAATACAATGCCCACTTATAATGAAACGCACCTTTGTCGGCATTTAAAAAGTTCATAGCTTCCATTTCGCCTAACCCTGCTGGAATACGATTGTAGTCTACGTATTCACTATAACGCTGCTTACCGATAAATGTAGCATAGAATCCACTAATACTAGGTAAAAAGAATGCATAGTCGTTTTGGGTAGAAGTTAAGTTACTTTCCATTTGCGTCCTTGTATGCTTGTTCGATGCTGCTTACGTCATCGTCGTTCCAATACTTGTCAGTTTTTAAATCTGACAGGAGATCGATAATTTGTTGTTCTGTAACTGTCGATGACCCGATTGCGTCAATTGATGAAGTGTTTGAGGACCTGCCGCTATAGCCTCCTGATGTAACAGTATAAGATCCTGGATAACCAATACCAGTTCCGGCAACCCATGTTGGGTTGGCATAGCCGCCGCTATAGACACCGCCGGAATTTCTTAAAACAGCAACGTCATTTTCTAATTTAGTCAACCTGTCAAACATACCCTGGAATGGGCCAGTTTCACCTGCATTTTCTGATTCGGAAATAGCTGCAATTAACATAAAGTTGCGCAATGCTTTTTTTACAGCTGGATTGTCTGATGCAATAGCTGCATCAAACATTTTAGCAAACTCATAAAGTTCTTGTTCGTTCATGTTCGTTCCTTACTTTTGTTGTGCTGGCAGCATGTAATCGTACACTGCTAATCCGCTATCGACACTAATCTTCATAACGCCGTCTGCAATACTCATTGTTTTATCGCCGTCGAGTCCTAGGATATCAACAACTTCGGAAATTGGCCAAGACCAACTATTTTGCAAGGATCCAGTAAGTCCACTTTCAAATGTAAAGTGACCTGCGTGTGTAACCGCATCACCAAAGTAAAAGTTTAGATTGCCATCTTCAGTTTTAACTTGGAATACAGTTTCTTCTGAATGCGCACCTTGCATAAGTTTCAAGCGGCCAATTGCTGCCATAGTTGGTTCAATTACAACGCGCCAGTCGCCGCCTTTGAACATTGCTGTCTTTAGTTTCTCTTCGATAATCTGTCTGTTCATAAAACGATAATCGTTTTGGAAGTCACCGTTAGCATTTTCAAAGTGAATCTGAGCAGGAATCGTTTCACCGTTTCTTTCCTCTTGGCGCACCTCAATGTTTGCTTCTTTTTTGTACTCTGGGTTTTTAAGGTGATATGCAAGTTTGTTTAAGTCTGGCATACCAAACACTCCGCTGAATTCTCCAACTGGCTGTTTTGTGACTGCCGACATAATAACAGCACGATTCTCTGTCATTGCGTCAAGTCTAGTTTCGTTTTCATTTTCTGCTGTAACTTTAAGCATAGTAATGAACCCTAAGCTGTGTGTATGATTTATAATATCAAGTAGTATGTCTCTCATTTAAGTCTCCAATAATAGTTTATTATATAATTAATTCGGTAAAACGTCAAGTCTTTTTACGAATTATTTTGTTGTATTTTACTGCTGCATCAAGTGTATTTAGATTAATATTTTTATTTGCTGCCATTTTTAATAGAGCGCTTGTGTCTTTAGGAAAACACATTCCGCCCCATCCTCGTGCATAATCTGGATCAACAAACGAATGACTTTCTCTAATACGTTTGTCTTTGGTAATTCCTTTTCTTACACTGTCAAAATCAATGTCGTGTGCTTTACAAAAGTCGTATACTTCGTTAAAGAAACTAACCTTAGTAGCTAAAAACGCATTTCTGAAATACTTAACAAGTATTGCTTCTTCAACTGATAAAAGCAAAAACTTGGATCTGTTGTTATGCTTTTTATAAAAGTCTCTCCAGAAGAGAACGTTTTCGCCAGCTAATATAAATTGGTTTGTATCAGCTAAGTCGGTTGTTGATGATATTGCTCTTAAGAATTCAGGACTAAACGTTATGTTGTGTGCAGGGAATTTGTCTTTAATTTGATTCCATCCGTTAAGATCAATTGTGCTTTTAATTAGTATCGGAACGTCTTTGGGAGACTTTGATAGAACATCTATTACATTTGTAATATCGCATCCTCCATTACTATCCTCCGGTGTTGGTACACAACAAATTACAGCCTCAACGTTTTCTAATTTTTCTAGCTTGGTGTTGTTGTGCAATGGATCAACTATTTCAAAGTCAAAATGACCTTTAAAAACATCGTAGTGTGCTTTTCCAACAAATCCAAATCCTGCCAATGCTATCATTTTGCTATCTTAGCCTCCATATAATACGCAAGTGTTTCGAATGTGTGATTCCAGTTACGAACTGGAACAACGATTCCTAAGCGGTTTTTTCGAATAGCTTCAGCTAGTGAAAAGTCATTGCCGCCGGGTTCGATCTTATCACCAAAGAAAAACAATTTATCTTTATTAGTGTATTTGATTCTTTTTAAAATTTGACTCTTGTCAAACCCTTTAGGATAGATGTCAATTCCTGTTTCGCCGCCTATAACAGCTTCACACTTAAATCGGTCCGGCATAAACTTATTAAAGGTTTCTACAATTCTTTGGCGCTGACTTGTTTCAGTATCGTATTCGATATATTTTTGTCTTTGTTCTGCGTTGGCGTTTCTGCCAACAATACTAAAATTTACAGCACCGGGTCGGACTTCTAAGTGATTACCAGTCATATCTTGATAATCACTAAGTGCTAATGTGTTCATTAAATAGTTATCTACTTCTTCTGGCAGAGTCCACTTGTTTGTATAAATGTTTTCGCCTTTTTGCCAAACATCATTTCCAGAGCAATTAAAAACCATCACGGCCTTATTTACAATACGCTCGCCTAGTTGTTCAATTGTCTTATCTTTGTCAGATCCGGTAACTAGATATACCGGATTAGCAGAGCAGAATGCAGAAAAGAAATCTTCATGATCTTGGCTTATGCTCCCTCTACTCGGAGTTAGTGTTCCGTCCACATCAAAAATAAATTTATTCATTGTTTGTTGCCTTTGCTACTCGCTCTCGCAAATTACTTGTACTAAACCTGTGATCACGTTTATTGAAGTGTAATTGTATGCCGCGTCTGCGACAAACATCTTTTCCACTAAACTCTTTTTCTTTATATTCTTCTCCTAAGAAACGAACATTGAGTTGAAAAAGTTCTAGTATATCTATTAAGTCTTGCTCGGTTTGATAGGGCACAATCTCGTCAACAAATTTTAATGCATTTAATTGTGCATATCTTTCTACAAGTGTTTGTACCGGTTTGTTCTTTGTATCGGGCCTGTCGATTGTAGGGTCGGTTTGTAACCCTACAATCAAATAATCGCAATTTTCTCTAGCTTCGCGTAACATGCCAATGTGTCCTGCATGTAATAGATCAAATGCTGAAAATGTAATACCTACTTTCATAATCTAAAAACCCTTTCTCTTAAATCATAATCCGAAGAATAAAATTGTTTAACTTTCTTAATTAATCTTTTATCTATAACTTTATCGAGCTTTTCTTTGAATTGTACTTTAGCTGGAAAATCTGTAGCAGAATAATGTAAAGGAATTTCTTTAAACCAATTAAATTTATTGTTTAATTTCTCTAATCCGTCTGTTTCTAAATCATAATAGCGAATAGTTCTAGTGTTATTGTCATTACGTTTTGGTTGAAGAAGAAAATCCGATTGTGGAACAGTGTGCTCATCAAATTCAATTTTTTCAATTGTATCTAATATCATTTCTTCTTTATCTTGATTGTGTAAATAAAATTCCTGCATACCACTTATCCATCTTTTATATGGATCTCGTAATATTACATGAAACTGATCTATCCTATGTTTCCTCCAGTCGATGCCACGCCAGTTAGAATCTTCGCCATGTCGACGATAATATGCAAGTCTAATTAAGCTTGAAGCATTTTTTGGTATCCACACTATAGCATCTTTATTATCTAACGTACACAAATAAGGAGCGTGCTTATAAAATTCTCTCATTAATCACCAAAGTCAAAGAAGTCAGTGAAAGTATTATTTCGCTTAGTACTTTCGAGATCATAGTTTAGAACTCCAATAAGGTTGCCAAGTTTGTTATCAATAATAGTTTCTTCCATTGCTGCGTCGTCAAACGGCAATTCTTTAAACCAATCTGGCAAACGTAACTCGTCTGTTGGAAAAGCAACACTAGTATAACCAAGTGGGTTGGCCCTTACCTTACACACAACAACCTTCATGCCGTCGACAACTTCTTGCGAATACTTGTCTCCGTTCATACGCTTGAGTGTGTTCCAGTTAATGCTTGCTCTAACGTGTCCTGGCATATTAGCTTTACCTTGCTTTTCTTCAAGTCTCTGATAATGCAAAATATTATTTGCTCTCTTTGGAGAGCCTTTTTCGTAACCTGGACGATCTTTAAACAATGTTCTAAACTCAGTAATGGCATTAAGAATATCTGATTCCGGCTGCTTGAACAGAACCATGTCAAGTAATTCTTTTAAGAAGTCTTGCATAAACACAGGTGTGTCACTTCGCTTTAGGTCTAAGCCCATTGCCTTAACTTTGCCTCGTTTACCTTCAACATCTTTTCTGTTACCTTCGTCGTCAAATACAAGAATTGCGTAACGCTTCTTTGTAATAAACAGTCCAGTCTCGCCAACAATTTCTCTGCCTGCTTTAATAACTGTTGCACGAGATTTAGGACAATGATACGCTCTGCCCATAAAGTCTGGAAACGTTTTGTTAACCTGATCAGCAATTTGATCATACAATGCAATAACGTTATCTTTAGTCCATGGAATACTACCGTTGTCAATATCCTTCTTTAAGCTAGGATATGCACTAAAGTATACCGAGTCGGTGTCGCCGTAAATAACAGCGTCGCCGACGTGGTCATATTTTCCTGTAATAGTTTTGTTAACTTCGGCGCTCATGTGTTGAACAATGCCCCTGCCAGTTAGCGTAGTAGATTGCCCAATACGTTTATCAAAGAATCTACAACCTGGATTAAGAATAGCACCATATAACGAGTTTAGGTTAATCTTTTTAACTAGTTGTCGTTTATCCCAAAACGCAATCTCTGCACTGTTTTGTGCAGCTCTTGCCTTCTTTAGCATCTTCTGCAAGTCTTGACGCTCGCTATACCAACGCTTTAGCAGACCTGGAATAACAGCTTCAAACTCGTGTGTAAAGATAGTACCATTGGCACTTAGCATCCATGGCTGATTGCTATCAAAAATTAATTGATTTACTTCTGCTGCGCTTAGAACATCCGAGCGTCCATCTTCCCAATCAATTATAATATCCTTGTCACGACGCTTTTCCATTACCTGTGTGTATTCATGGGTGCCAAAAAGTCCTTCCCATGATGCAGCAAATGACTTCTTCTTAAGGGTCATTTGCTCATGCACAAATGCATCAGTTTCTGTAGGACGTAACTGTCCTACAATACTTTCAGGTGCCATGTTTAACGCTCTAATCACACTTGGATATAGAGAGTTCAAGTCCATTGAAGCAATCCATTCATGCAATCCTTTTTTTGGATAAGCAACATAAGCACCTGCTGCTTGTGTATTCTCTCCATGATTTTTTCTGTTAGGCACTTGCATACCTCTACGGTGTGCTTCGTTAATAATAGCTTGTTCGGTAACAGCAACCGCACCCATTGTAGTTTGTAACAAAACTGTGTTATCGTGTGCAATTTCACTTGCTAGTTCAATAAACCTTAGCTTCTTATCTAGCTTGTCGAGCAATGCAGTATCTTGTCTGTTATATTCAATAAACGTTTCAAAGTCATTATTATAAAGCTGATCAAGTGTACCTTCGTATACTGTTTTGTTTTCTCCAATTTCCATCTCACCAATAGCATCAAGTCTATAGCTGTGACGTTCTTCGTATGTGTACTTACGATAAAGCTCTAAGCTGTCCATGTGTACACGTCCGACTAAATCATACGTTTCGGCATTCTTTCCGTACTTAACATATTCTCTCTTCTTAGGAAGTTGATCCCATAAACAAAAACGTCTTGTATCATTTTTACTTAATACTCTTGCAATCCTATTTACAGTATACGGAATATCATATCCTTCGCTGTTCCATCCACTTACAATATCAGCGTCGCCAATAAGATCAAGAAACACATTAAGCATTTCTCTTTCGCCGTTGCCGTCTTTGTCGTTTGGAAACAACAACACGTCATTGCCCCAACGCGCTTCGCACATTGCTCTAGCATCTTCGATGGCCATTCCTTTTGGAGGCATTGCTACTGTAATAAGATCGTTAGTCCATTGTAGATGTACTGTGATTGCAGTGATTGCCATAAACGGATCAGAAGGTGGCGCAAAGCCTCTCTCTGGATCAAAGTCTGTTTCGATGTCAAAGAAACAAACGTTTAGCTTAGGGGCATCTTGATTTTGATAGTTTTCGCTTAAACATTGGAATACAGGATTAATGTCCGATTCAAATAATGTTTTGCCTTTATTGATTGCAAGTTCTTTTCTGTAGTCTTTTGTGTTCTTGCATATAATCCTTGAAAGCGGATTACCGAAAATACTCTTGTATTTTCCTTTTTGATCTTCGTAATAAAATGTGTATTTTACAGGATGATCGACAAACTTTCGTTTGCCATTATCGTCTCGTTCGACAATTCTGATTGTATCAGCATTGCGATCAAAGAACGCGTCAACGTATGGCATTGTGAATCTCCTCGTCTCTAATTTTGGCTACGTCTTCATGAACATATTTGTCCAAAACACATTCTCGAAGACAACTTTCTGGTCTAATGCATTCGTTGCATCTCTCCACTTCGTCATAGGCTTCTAGCCAGTTGTACGGGTCATTCATTATTTCTCCTCGCTGTTTATGGCCAGCATACCGTTTAACCTGTTCGTAAAGTGAACGACACTAACACTACTTAGTGTGTTTAAGCATGTACATTGTAATTTTCGGATCATCGACTACGAGTATGTCACTAGGATATTTTCGATCAGGATAACTGTATCCGACTGCTACTACATTAACCATTTTAGGATTTAACTTAGCAACTGATGCAACACACAAAGCGTTGCGTTGGGGATACACTACGGTATCCCCTACCTTAATCACATTGCCGAGAATGTCTTTGTGCTCAGGTATTTCTTCAGGCATCTTTATCATAACCTGTTATAGCTACAATAGTTTCAAGATCATCAAATTCACTTTGATGCTTGTCCCAATCGCGGTTCTTTGCAACTTTGATTGCTTTGTTAATAAGACTTGGCTTAACGTCAAGTTCTTCTGCAACTGCCTTAACAGTTTCTCTTAATCCGCCTTGTAGATCTTCTACTTCTTGAAGGACGCCAACGCCTTCTTTAATTAGTCTCTCTAACTTGGATTTCTCTTCTGGTCCGTAGACTCTATCACTCATTAAAAACCTCCGTTGTAATTACTTTACTATATTAGATAAATGCGGTTTTGTCAAGGTTTTTATTTAATAAATGCGCCAATTCTTCCATGAACATCAGAATAATCTCTGTAACTATATCCGTCTGGCGGCGTTGTACTTTGACCAAGCCAAACTGGTATAAAATGATCAATGCCACCTTCAAAGTCTTCGTTGTGTCTGAAATGTACTTCGATTAGTTTATTACCAATAAACTCACAGTTGATCCATTTGTATTTTTTAAATAAGTCTTTGAGTATTTCAGGACGTGCGCCGTAATCTTCTGTGCGCTTCCACTCAGTCCATTGTGTGAATGTATCTGTATTTTTAAATCCTTCGACACATAGTTTTTGTAATCCATGTTGGTAATCAACACTCAAGTGCCTACCGTCAAACCATTCACACCAAAAGTATCCAATCGGTAAATGCAGTGTGCATCGGTCTAGCCAAACTTTGTGCGCACCTAACCCTAATCCCATCATATTAACGCACGGGCGCACAATATAAAAGCCCGGCACAGGAACATCTAATCCAACCGGGCCGCAATTATATTTAAGCTTACGTGATAGTATTAGTTTATCCATTACCCAGATGTCATCAGGGTCTACAGTCTGCCAAACTAAATCCTCGGCAGAATTAGACATTACTTTTTCTTGACGTGCTCTGGCTTGCCTTTATGCTTTGTACTTGCATAATCTGTAGCATCTGATTTCTTCATAGTCTTTGCAGTCTTAGCAACTTCTGCTGAAGCAGGCTTTTCGCCTTTTTGTGCAGCATGGACCATGCCCATATAACGTTGTTGTGCTTTTGATTTTGCTTTCTCAAGTAGTGATTTATATTCACTAATCTGTGATTCTGACATGCCTGGAACCATTGGCTTCTCAATTGGCGTTGCAACTTTTTGACTGTATTCAAGAGCAGTATGTACGCTTTGAATGTAATCAGCTGCTTTAGTAATTTTTGATTGTTGCCAAGCTTCGAGACCTTCTTGCTCGGAAACATTCTTTAGCATCTGGTAAAGCTCAACTGCATTTTGTGCAATCTTATAAAGCTCTGCACGAGCCATTTGTACTTCGTGATCTGCATCAGCTGTACCTGCAAGTTCTGCTATACCCTCGTTTGTTTTTTTCATTGTCATAGTTGTCTCCGGAAACTTTAATATATTTATCTTTTCTTCTTTGCTGGCTTCTTTTTTGGAGCCGAGTTAGCGAAGATATTATCCTGATCTAATGCGTTTTTCATTGTACCGTCGGCGTTGTACATGTTGCGTTTTTGCATCCCGCCAACTGATCCGGTAACTGTTGCAATGCCGCCAGCACTGCCCGCGCCAGCCGATGCTGTTTCAGTTACTATGTCATTAATTTTAACCATTACATTTCTCTTGGTTTTTGATCTTGGATTTGAAATAGAACATCATTTAACTTAGCAGGCTTGCCCGCTGCAAGTTCTCTTGAAATGTTCATCCTATCAATCTCGCCGATTTGAGGAATCTTCATTTTAAGTTCTTGTTGTATATGGTGTGGCTTAACTGGCGTTGGCAAATCACTAAACTGAACAGGGATTGGTCGTCCGTTTTTTGTAGCAGTAATCTTAGTTCCAATGCTCGGTTGTCCGTATTCTGTAATTACATCATTTATTTTCATTTTAACCTACTAACTTTCCGCCCAATGGGTGCGGGCCTCTTTTTTTCTTTTTAGGCATCGGCCCGCCATCTCTAGCGTAGTCGCCGTCCTTTTGTTTATATACTTCTTTAACTTTTTTACAGTCGTTAACTCGCTTGCCGTTCTTGCCTTTTTTAGTACCGACTTTACGATAGCCGTCCCAACAGGTAATTTCATCTATTTTCATTTTGAACTCCTTATGCCATTAATAGTAGCATCTGGTCCGTACTGTGCTTGAATTAATTTCTTTGCTTCTTGCATGTTTCGTGCTGAGACTTGAACAGGGATCCACTGACTGTAATAACGTTGCTTAACGCGAACGTTTGCAGTGAAGATAGAAAATCCAGTCTTTTGATCAAGCTCTCTTAATAACATGCTAGTATTTATTCCAATCAAATAGCTTTTGTTTAGGCACTGACAAATCGTTTATGTCGTGCCCGCCTTCAATACAAGCTTCTTCCATTGCAGTTAATTTCTTCTTTTGAACTTTGCCGTCGGTGCGCAAAAATGGAGGGAAGCCATTAATAGACACATCATTACCGTACTTAGCTGCTTGTCGCGGAATTTCACCAACACCTACATCGATTGTAGTGTTAACGCCCTTGACAACACGACCATCTTCATTTATAAGATCACTTACTTGCATCTGGGTCTTCGGCGTTTAGTTCGTCAGTTGTGTCACCGGTTACTTTGTATGTCTTGCCGCCTACTTTAAAGCTTGACTTACCTGCTTTAATAGCATTCATACGCGCATCGGTAAAATCATTAGACTCTGTAAAACTCTCCGGGATACCAGTCTTCTGAGAATACTGTCTTGATAACATCCTAGGATTGAGCCCAACACCACTAAGGTCAACTTCTCTTCCGACTTGAAATGCATGTTTTCTTACATCCTTTTCAGGATCTGATTTCACTGCTTTATCAAGGTACATGAATATTGCATCTAGCATACGTTGCTTTTGCTTTGCACTTATATTTGCAATAAGTTCATCTCTGCTTATTGCTTCTTCCATTTTACTTAGTTTTGTATAGTAATTTGGATCTTCGCCAATGTGATCTAGTGCAATTTCTCTAGCAACTTTTCTATCACTAGTATGCTCAAGTTCTACCTTAGTACCTTTTGCTAATTGTGATTTTATATGACTGCTACTAACGTTGTGCTTTTTTACTAGTTCAGCAACACTCGGTGTAGGTTTGTCAAGCTTTGTTTCAGTTACAATTTCGTATATTTTCATTTTTTTGTACGTCCTCTAAACTGTGGAGGATTGTTGTAAGGATTTGGATTACCGAACCACATTTTAAACCATTCGTCTGTGCCCGGGTTAATACCTTGCTCTTTTTCTTTTTGACGATTGTCCGCAGCAAATTGGTATGGATCTTCGAATTGAATTTCTTTGTATCCGCCCCATTCACCTATACCGGCTAGTCTTTGTAGTTCTTTAATATCATCCATTACACTCTCAACTCTTTATTTGGAGTAGTAAAGTTTTTCTTGCGCATAACCGTCTTTGCAACTAGGTCAAGTTGCTGGTTACGATCGTCCCAATTAAGAACAAATGGAAGGTTAATGTCTGTTTGCATGTCTTTAATTACAGCTTGCGCATCTGGACCCATTTGTGCAATCTGTTTTCCGTACTTGCTATAAGTATCTCTAAACAATTTTACTAATTCTTGTATAGTAATTTGTCTTATGTTTCTTTCATCATTCACTCTATCTAGGAAGTGTCTTGTAAACTCGACATCGATTCCTAGTCTTGCAAACAACTTGTCTAGGTATTTCTCTAGTGTTTTTAAAAGTATTGGGGTAACAGGCGGCGCAGTTTGTTGTTGTGGCTGTTGTGGCTGCGGAGTTCTTAGTTGTGCTTTGCCATCTGCTTGTGGCTGTTGTGGTCGCTGCGGCAGGCTAAGGGTTGCTTCTTCAATGCCCATTCCGCTTCGTACAGCGGCGTAAAGTGCTTTAGCTGCTCTAGGGTTAGGAACACCCTCTGCAAACGTTGTATAGTCGCCGTTGAATGCGGCCTTGCGCAGTTTACTAGCACTCATTGCTTCTACAAGACTGCCTTCGCTATTGCGATCACCTGAACTTACAACATTAATATTCTTAAAATTGTATTCTTGGCCGTTATATTTGTGAATAAGTTCAGCAAACTCGTTAAGGCGGTCAGCACCTGCAACAAAAAAAATGTTGTTGTATCCTTGTTCGTCGAGATGCTTCAAT